CATCAAAACCCTCTGTAACTTCTTGTATTGCAACAGGATCTTGAGACAGGAAAGCTGCAACTCTAAACTCTAGTTGAGCAAAGTCAGCCTCAATAATATGCCCACCATCAAAGCGTGATACAAATACACGTTTGACAGGGAACGTACCACCTCTAGGCATGTTCTGCATGTTAGGTTCTTTACCACTTAATCTTCCAGTAGATGTCATGTGCTGGTTTAGTTTAACATGTAGCATACCATCAGCTTTAATATTATTCTTTATGCCACCCACGAAAGAAGAAAGATATGTGTCCAATGCAGACAACCTTTGCACCTTCTCCAAAAACTCAAGAGCCTCTGGCATATCTTTTCTTCTCGCAGCATTAGCTAGTAGCTCAAGATTACGTTTGTTGGTGGAGAAGCCACTAGCTGTAGCCCACTTAGCACTAGGAGGTACAAACTTTAGACCAGCAATAGTGTTAGTAGGAATAACGTGATAACCGTCACCACCACACGTGGGACATCTTGTTTCTTTAGCAAACGGATTGCCATCCTTCTTTACCTTTCTTATTTTGCCTGAACCATAGCAGGTTTTACACTGCTTTAAACTAGCCTTATAAACTATGTCAGTCTCATCACGCACCAAGTCTTTGAAACTTGCATCAGACATATAAGGTTCGTGTGCGTTCATCCACACTGTTTTATTCTTAGGCTTACGACTATAGATAAGAGTAGACAACTGTTCTGGACTACTCAAGTTGATGGGTACATCACCCATAAGTTCTCTTACTTTAACATCTAAGTATTTTATTATCTCCTTTCTCTCCTCTTCAAATGTGATACGCACCTCTTCTAGTGCGTCACTATCTACTTTAAATCCACGCATGTGTATCTTCGATAACTCAACCACCATCATGTTAGTCAAGTACCTAATCTTGTTAAGACCTACATCATTGGTGCTATTAAGTTTTATGTTAAGTTCATGTGCCAGTTGCTGTGTTGCATGTAAGTCAGCACTAAGATACTCTGACAACTCTGCATGTGGTATGTCACGTACAGACTTACCCTTCTTAAAGTATTGTTTAAGGGTGTCCTGCTTCTTAGTCTCTAGCTCGTATCTCTCAGCACATGCTTCAAGAGATAATGGCTGCTTGATACCACGCTGAACGATGTACTCCATCATCATAGTATCAAACACAGCCCCAGAGTATTTAAATCCTGACTCCCATAACCACACAAGATCGTGACTGATGTTGTGACCTATCAGCACAGTAGCTTTATCCAAAGCATCCTGCACTATTTTATGTCCGTCAGTGGTGGGTGACACCTCACTATGATCAAAGGTAACTATTGTTTCGTTACCGTGATCATCTAGCATACCCACCATAACCAGTGTATTCTCAGGCTCAAAAGGATCTAGATGTAACTTACCGTTACGTTTTATAGTTGTGTTCTCAACGTCTAAGGTAAGTTTCACTTGTCTATCACCCTTCTTGACCAACGACAGATGCTTTAACTGTTCCATCATTTTCTTGCTCCACTTTCTTTGGGATCTCAAGGAAGTTAAAGTTTACACTAAAGGATCTACGTTCACCCTTAGTTTTGAATGGATATACACAGTGAAACAACTCACTAGGAAACAAATAGAAGTCACCCACCTGTGGCTTAACCATAAAGTTTGTAGCACTATATGTGCTGGCAGTGCCATGTACAAACTGTATGTGTCCATGTGAAGGATGATGATCCTTGTAGTCCTCTTCCCATTCAGAGTCAATGCCATCAGGCAGTTTAAGATAGCCAACGCATGACATCCTACATCCTGTATGTAGGTGCAATGGGTTGTAGTCATTCTCAAACTGACGCACCATCCAACCTGATATGAACTGAACAGAATAATTATTCTTCTCTGTGTCTAGCATGTTCTGTCCATACGAGTTACGTATCGTAGCTGTGTTATTGTAGCTACCTACAAACTGTTTGATCTCGTTTAAGAATGTGTCTCGCATCTCATCTGTAAAGAACAACTCCTGCTTTACCTTACCGACTAGCTGATCAGAGTAGTCAGTCATGGATGCAACGTCTTTATCAAAGAGTGCATTCATATCTGCCACAAACTTTGCACTTAGTTTCTTGTAACCCATAACAGGTCCAAAAGGAAAGAAGATCTGTTCCTCTGCATCTGGTTTGGGTCTAAATATATTTACCATGTGTGTCCTCCTTATGATGTAAATCTAGATATTTGATTGTCTAATTCGCATGTTACAACGCCATGCCAGCCTGTAATCTTGTTCTTACCAACGGTGATATGTCTCTCAGGATCTTCGTCATTATCTCCCCCTCCTGTTATGGTATTTCTAGCAAGCAACAGTATTAAATCTGCTTCTGCTGCCTTACCTGTCTTAGATCCTTCCATCATAGTTTGGTCTAGAACAACTCTACCTGTAGCTTCAGCAGATAATTGAGACATATAGAATATAACACATTTATGTTGCTTTGCAATCTGCCTAGCGTGTATTGCGTTCTGTTTTAATAGCTCATGTGTGCTTACAGTTGTTGAAGTTTTAGCTAATTTATCTCCCATGTCAAGCACTAATATGTCTGGTTTGTAAGATTTACATACTGCCTCTACCCAATCCATATTTCTTACTGTACCATCTGCAATCTTGACATTATTAAATTTGGGTCTAACTGCCTGTCTATGCTTATCAATGTCCTTTAACATATCTATTCCCATCATACCTAGTGCTGCATTTATGTAACGCATACGAACACGGCCTGTAGATTCTTCGTTACATAAGACTGCAACTCTAGCACCCTGATCCGCAAAGCCACCATCACCCATAACTAGACTTGCATGAAAGCTAGTTTTACCTGTGTTAGATTGTGCACCTACAGCTATTAGGTGTCCCGGACCTACGCCAGATACCCTACGTGCTAAACTACGTATGTTAAATTTCCATTTTGGTTCTAGGCTATGCTCTTCGATAAGAGTTAATATGTCTGTTTCATCCCATTCGATCTGAACACTAGGAATAAAATCGTCTGTGTATGATTCTATAATCCTACGTAATGGTTCTAATGTAGTGGCATCACCATTTACAAAGTCAAACCCTATGTTGGCAACCTCTTCTCCTACAACCTGCCTGAAGAGTGTACTCATTATGTCATGTGCTATATCTTTGTCTAATAAATTTGTTTCTTTCAGTTGTGTAAACATATCTTTGTACACAGCTTTCTGTGCTGTAGTAAGTGTAGGATTAGCTGACAAAAAAAGTGCCTCAACTTCTTCTGGTGAGACACTGCGATCGTAGGTTGCCATAGCATTATCTATTGAGTGTTTAATCTTCTGAACATCTTTAGTAAACAACTTGTCGGGACATCTAGTACCTTTGTTGTTATTGTAGAAATCTTTGTCCATTAGATTTCTTATTAGAGAAAGTTCCATAACTTCTCCTTTCAAGCCATGTTAAGTAATTCTATATCCCTATCATTCCCATACTTTAAATCGTCCTTTAACATTAGGACTTTAACTTTGTCCACTACACCGTGTAACTCCCTCGTTAATTGTAAGGCTTTGCTTACTGCATCTCTATCTAAAGCAACTAATGCCGTAGAGAATTGTGATAGGTACTGTTTTTGTTCGTTAGACATTGAAGTTCCCATTAACGCTACCCCTGTATGTCGGTCATCTCCAACGACAGCAGCACTTATACAATCCTCCACAACAACTGCAACCTTACCATAACCATGCACGTAAGGCAACCTGTTACTACCATATCTTTTCCATTTAGGCAAACGCTTTCCTATTGCTCTACCTGTAGCGTCCACAGTTATACCCTCATGCACTACAGGAAACACAACCCTGTGTTCACGTATGTCATACATCAAGCCATGTCTATTTGGTGACAGACCCCAACCAAATGCCCATGCCATTGCCTGTTCATACTCACTGCTCAAAGGCACTATGTTTACTGGCATACAAAAGTCTGTGATCTTATTGTCTTCAGTCATATTTAATCTCCTGTATATTGATTCAGCAGACATGCTCATCTTGTGTGCACCGCTTACATTGCACGATGCTTTATAACAGTTCCACAGTAGCTGCCCATTGTTGTTGGTCACTGTAAATGTTTTACGTCCTTTGCACTCAGGGCAGTCCATACGTATCGAGCTACCGTCAGCAATATCTAAACCTCTAATGTGTTCAATCATGCAGCTTCCTTTCTAACTCATAGTAAAAATCTGCAACCTGATACATTTCTTTTACAGTGCCTGAACTCTTCATTGTATTAGCTCTAGCAGACACTACAACAACATTATCCTTTTCATACCCTTTGTTATTGTCAATCCTATCTAACGATAGGTTATGTAGTAAGTTGTCTCTACCAAATGTAAACTTAGTTTTAAATACAGGACATTTTAAATCTCTAGGAATTAATTCTAATAGTTGTTTTGCTGTTAGTGTAAAGCTAACATCAGATTTTTTTTGTCTCTTAACTCTAGCGATTTTATAGTTTAACCATCGTATTGTTATGTCTTCATACGTGTTAATGTCACGTAATTTTTTACGGTAATCAACATAGTATTCTTTACTAGATGGCATATCACTCCTCCTTAAACTGCTGTCGTGCAGTCAACGCACTGTTAGCACTAAGGAAAGTGTTCTTTATGTAGGGTTTAACTGACTGTGGATTAGCGTGTCCTGTCACAGACATAATCTGTGGTAGTGGTACACCTGCCTCTACCATCTCAGTTGTGCCAGTTCTACGTAAGTCCATAAGTCTAAGCTCTTCAGGTAGTCCTGCCTGTCGCATAATCCTCCTGCCTATTTTAGATAACCTCTCCATAGAGAATGGTATGTACTCTCCATCTCTAGGAGTAGGCATGGGAACGACATACTTCTGAAAGTCAAAGTCATCTCTCTGTTCTTTTAGCATGTCTAACAAAGATTCGG